ACCTGCCTGAAAATATCGTCGATCCGGAAGCGATCGAGGGCATTATCGGCACTTTCAACGACATGGGCATCGCCGTCTACGAGCACGCGCCGGACGCCGAATCGTTGCTGCTGACCGATAACGTCGCTACCGTCACCAGCGATGACGAGGCCGAAGCCGCCGCCGAAGCGGCGCTGTCGACGGTCGACTCCGACTTCGGCCGCACCACCGACCCGGTCCGCATGTACATGCGCGAAATGGGTTCGGTCGAGCTGCTGACTCGCGAAGGCGAAATCGAGATCGCCAAGCGCATCGAAGATGGCCTGAAAGACATGATCCAGGCGATTTCCGCCTGCCCGGTGACGATCGCCGAGATCATCGCCGCCTCCGACCGCATTCGCGCCGATGAAATCAAGATCGATGAAATCGTCGACGGCCTGGTCGACGACAGCGATGAGGTCGCAGCGCCGGTAGCGGCCGCGCCGGCCGAAGAGGACGAGGACGAAGAGGAAGAGGAAGAAGAGGAAGCCGAGGAAGAGGAAGAAGCGAGCGCCTCGGGCGCCGCCGGCTTCTCGGCCGAGCAGCTGGAAGCGTTGAAAAACGCCGCCCTGGAAAAATTCGACACCATCTCGCTGCAATTCGACAAGATGCGCCGCGCCTTCGAGAAAGAAGGCTACAACTCCAAAGCCTACGTCAAGGCGCAGGAAGCGATCTCGTTCGAGCTGCTGGGCATCCGCTTCACCGCCAAGGTGGTCGAGAAGCTGTGCGACACCCTGCGCGGCCAGGTCGACGAGGTGCGCCACATCGAGAAGCAGATCCTCGACGTCGCGGTGAACAAGTGCGGCATGCCGCGCGCCCACTTCATCAAGGTGTTCCCGGGCAATGAAACCAACCTGGACTGGGTCGATGGCGAAGTCAACGCCGGCCACGCCTACAGCGCCATCCTGGGCCGCAACATCCCGACCATCAAGGAACTGCAGCAGCGCCTGATCGACCTGCAAGCGCGCGTGGTGCTGCCGCTGCCGGACCTGCGCAACATCAACCGCCAGATGGCGGCCGGTGAAATGAAGGCGCGCAAGGCCAAGCGCGAAATGACCGAGGCCAACTTGCGCCTGGTGATTTCGATCGCCAAAAAGTACACCAATCGCGGCCTGCAATTCCTCGATCTGATCCAGGAAGGCAATATCGGCCTGATGAAGGCGGTCGACAAGTTCGAATACCGTCGCGGCTACAAGTTCTCGACCTATGCGACGTGGTGGATCCGCCAGGCCATCACCCGTTCGATCGCCGACCAGGCGCGCACCATCCGGATTCCGGTGCACATGATCGAAACCATCAACAAGATGAACCGGATTTCCCGCCAGATTCTGCAGGAAACCGGCGCCGAGCCGGACCCGGCGACGCTGGCCATCAAGATGGAGATGCCTGAGGACAAGATCCGCAAGATCATGAAGATCGCCAAGGAACCGATTTCGATGGAGACGCCGATCGGCGACGACGACGACTCGCACCTGGGCGACTTCATCGAGGACAACAACACGCTGGCGCCGTCCGACGCCGCGCTGCACGCGTCGATGCGCGGCGTGGTCAAGGACGTGCTCGACTCGCTGACGCCACGCGAAGCCAAGGTGCTGCGCATGCGTTTCGGCATCGAGATGTCGACCGATCACACGCTGGAGGAGGTCGGCAAGCAGTTCGACGTCACCCGCGAGCGGATCCGCCAGATCGAAGCCAAGGCCCTGCGCAAACTGCGTCACCCTAGCCGTTCCGACAAGCTGAAAAGCTTCTTGGAAGGCAACTAAGGCTTGACGATAGCCTGTGCTACCCCTTATGCTCGCGAGTTCGTTTTAAAAGCGAGCGCGCGTCAGAGGGTCTAGCTAGGCTCCAGCGCATCAGCAATACTCCGGGCCTCTAGCTCATGCTTGGTTAGAGCAGCGGACTCATAATCCGTTGGTGCCGTGTTCGACTCACGGGAGGCCCACCATTCTTCAGTTGTCGCTCTTGAGCGGCAATCACTTCAAGTGCTTCGGTCGCCGGTACACCTGACTCGTCAATAATTTTGAGGATCGTGTGTACGTCTGGTGTCCGGACGCCTCTCATGTACTTATCCAGTGTCGCTTGCGGCACATCCCACACTTCAGCCGTCTTGCGCACTGAACGTCCGCGCAATGCTTTAGCTATCAATTCTTCGTAATTCATAGTTATTTCCAATTTGCAATAACTCCAAATGGAGGCGAAAATGCGTCCACATTGACTCCAAATGGAGTCATAAAAATATGTCCGTTTGGAGTCGTAACGATATCACGTCGGTGCGGTAAACGCACTCCTGGGGAGTGAATTTTCGTGACTTGTAACGCTAATTAGGGGCTTGGGGAAACATGATATCTAAACTTAAAAATCGAATCGTATCCCTTCTTGGGTGGCTGATCCTCCAGCTCGTCGATGAAACTGGCGCGCTCAAGCATATCTACCGTATCCAAGTAAAGCTCAAAGTCACTGATCCCAATTGCTCTGTACAGCTGGCCTTGCTCGTTACGGATTCCGATAAGACGTCCTGTTTTTTCGACCTGACGCATGGTCGTTTCTTGCGCGGCAAGTGCGGTCAAAAGTTTGTCGTCAAAGGCGGCCACGGTTTTGCCCTTGATGAGGGTGGTCTTGATCAAATTGATTCTCCTGAGTTGTTTGCGTTCCGGCTGTCGATGGTTTCCAAATACGTGTTCAAGAAGTTCGCTTGATGTCTTGCTTTATAGCATGAAGTTGTTTTTTCGTTACTTGTCACGATAAATCAGGGTTGGGAAATCATGAGCGCATCAATCAAATCGTCGTCGTCTGCCGTTTCTGCTGGTGTGTTGTCGGATGAATCAAAAGGCGTCTTGTTTTGCTTGGTTTCGTTCGAGTTGCATAAGGAGCGCGACCAACTGGGGTTTTACGAATCGTGGGAAGACTCTGAGCCGAAACGGATTTGTGCGGCGCTCAGGTCGGCTCGTGTGGCGGAGCTTGAGAGGGCGCTTAAGGAGTTGACGTGGTAACGGATTGGGAGTTGCCGCTCTCGCTCAACGCTGCAGAGGTCCGCGTGTTGAAGTCCGCGTTGTTGGTCGAGATTGCAGCGCTGGAGTTTCGTGTTCGCGAAGATCATCGGCCGGAAGTATGGCTACCTGCATTGACCGCTGCTCGTCGCGTATTTAGCGCCCTGTGCGACAAGGGCAATAAACATTTACTGGATTTGTAATTGCGCTGATTTGCGCTGACCAATCGCTCTAGTGGGCGAACACTGTGAGGAAACACCATGAAATCGAAGATTGAAATTATTCACGTTATGCAAGTCGCCGGGACCTCTAAAAAGACCGGCAACGATTACGACATTCGCAATGCGCAGTGCGTCATTCGTGATCCCGATCCAGCCACCGGCGATGTGAAGCCGAAGATTGGTGTGCTGTCGCTTCCGGCTCGCTACAAGGAATTGCCGAAGGGGGTGTACATGGTCGAGTTCGATGCTGCTGTTGGTCAAAACGGTCGCGTGGTTTCTGAAGTGGCCGATGTTAAACAGTGGGATGGTGCCGCAAGCGATGGGCCAGCGCGCAAGGTGGTCGTTGAGATTTTGAGCGTCACACAGCGTCAAGGCTTTTCGAAAAAATCGCTCAAAGATTACGACATGCTTTTCGCCGATTGCATCGTGCATAAGGCGGATCGTGAAAGCGGTGAGGTTGTCCAGCTCGTCGGCGAACTGTTGGTGCCGGATCGCTACAAAGACATTCAGCCAGGACTGTACGAAGTCGAGTTCGAGATCGCCATCGACAAAGACAAGCGTATCGGCGGGCGCGTCGCTCACATGACGCCTAAGAGCGTCGCTGCCGCGAAGCCTGCCGCTCCAGTCGCTCCCGTCACGCCCGCTGCTCCCGTGGCTCCTGCCGCCTCCGCTGGCGGTAAGTCGAACGAAGCAAAGGGCGCTGATACGAAGGCGAACGCCTAACTATGCCGGTCTGCGTCTTCGAGGCTCAATTGACTGGACCGGCGGTGAGGGTCAACGGCGTCGCCGGTCTGGTGCTTGCGAAAAGCGGCACGCTGAACAACTCGGCGGCGTGTGACTTTGTGATGTTGACCAATGCGGAGTATGACCAGATTTATCACGCGGTCCTAGTCGGCTCTCCCGGCGTGCCTCAGCCTTTTGATCCTGTGCAAGGCGGCTCCTTTTTCTTCTTCGGTTTCGGTGTCGTTGTATTCGCGTATCTGCTCGGCTTTGTTGTCGCGGCGGTGCGCAAACCAATTCGTCAGGGCGGTTCCTGACGTTCGTTTCTGGGGCGTATCCCCGGTTTATTTGATGTGGAGTGTTTTATGAAAAATTTGCGTTTGCAAGTGACGGTTGCTGGTGTTGTTGCGTTGCCCCTGATCGCGTCGGCTGCTGGTGCCGCAACCATCAGCGATCTGTGGTCGTCGATTTCGTTCGTCGATACGATCGCCGCCGTGTTCGGCATTGGCGCGCTGGTCATCAGCGTCGATCTGGCGCAGCTCGGCTACCAGAAAGTGCGTCGTCTGGTGAAGGGCGCGAACTAATCGCTGTAACCAGTGATTGATCGGACAGGAGGGGGCTAGCTTCGGTTGTGCCCCCTTTTGTTTTTCTTAAGGGATGCGTTATGGATTCGTCGTGGTGGTATCTGGGTTTCTTTTTCCTCGGGGTGTTCTCCGGGTATGCATGTGTGCAAGGCTTCAGTGGGAGATAACAATGAATAATTTTCTTCGCCTGTTTTTGGTGCGCTGGATCGTGGCTTTGCTGATGATGCCCGGGCTTTGCTTTGCGCTGTCGCCTTCGACAATGCAAAAGTCGATTTCCCTGCTGATTCAGAACAAAGCTATTCAGCGCGGGGCTGTCGCTGGCGGTGCCGGTGTAACCAGCACGTTGGGTGCTATTGGCGCTGATGTTGTTGGCACCGCTGCCGCTGCCGCCGTGGTCACTGCTGCCGGCGTTACGGCTCCCGCATGGATCACCGCCGCCGTCGTGATGGGCCTTGGGGCGCTCATCGGTGCTGGCGTCCTACTGGCCGTTGACGGCGCGTCTCAATGGTATTTTAATTCCGATGGGACTGTGAAGCTACAGACCGCTGGAGCCGTGGTTGTGGACTATTCGCAGATGGCGCGCCCGAATGATCCCGCGCTTGCCGCGTCTTGTACGCCGCAATTGACGTACAACTGGTGTGATCAAACTCACCAGTTCACTTCCTGCGCTTATCCGGGTAGTTTTAATCCGACACTTCCATGTAAGCCGGGTTATTCCGCCACCACGGCGTCGTCGTTTGGTGAAGCTATGCAGCAGTCCGGCTACTCGTATCAGACGAAGCCCGGCGACTCGACCACGCAAACGAAGTCGATTTCGGATGCTATTGACGCGTTGACGCCGCAAGAAAAAGCTAAGCCGCTCAATCCCCAGGTGCTGGCCGCAATCGCAAATGCGGCATGGGAACAGGCATCTTTAAAGCCGGGCTATATCGGCATGCCATACGACGCGGCCAATCCCATCACGGCGGCAGATGCAACGGCGCTTCAACAGACCAATCCTTCTTTCTATCCCACAGTATCGGATGCCGTTTCGCCGCAACCATCGACGTCCACTGATCCGGCTGAATCGCCTTGGGTGTTGCCCGTTACGACAGTCACGACGCCTGATACGGGTTCCGATCCTGCCACTGATCCGAAACCGCAAAAGGTAGAAATCGATTGGGGCGTTTTCACGCCGCCGGGGCTGGAGGAAACGCCGTCAATTGCTTCGATCATCGATCCGCTACTTAACCTGTGGCCGACGTGGTCAAAATTCGCCTTTCCGCCGCACGCGTCTGAATGTCCCATGCCCACATACACGTTGCCTCACGGTGTGCTGAACGGTCAGGCGATTCACTTCACACAGATGTGTGATTTTCTAGAGATCAGTCATGTGCGCGAGGCTATGCAAGCGGCATTCACGGTTGCTTGGGCAATCATGATTGTCTTCATCGTCATGGGAGCTTGATATGGGTGCCTTGTTATCCGCTGCTGTAGGTTTTTTGGTTCGCTCGGTGCTGGTGAAGTTTTTGCTTTTCACCGCGATGTATTTCATCGTTTCGGCGGTATGCGGTTATCTCGTGTCGAAGTTGCCCGGCCCGTCTGATCTCAATTCGGCGCTGGCGTCGTGGTCGCCCGCAATGTGGTTCTTCGCGGATTTGACGATGTGGACACAATTCTTTCCGGCGGTGATTTCGGCGTACATCCTGCGCTTCGCCATCCGTCGTATTCCATTCTTCGGGTAAGTCTAATGGCGATCAACACGTATTGCGGTCTTATGGGGTCGGGAAAATCGTATGAGGTCGTGTCCTCCGTCGTTGTTCCTGCGGTCGCCGCTGGTCGCCGGGTCGTCTCCAATATTGCTGGTTTAAATAGCGATGCTGTTCGTGAATACTGTTCACGAAAATACAGCGTCGAGCTTGATTTACTTGGCTCCGTTGTTATCGTCACTGACGATCAAGTTCGTTCTGATAATTTTTTTCCTGCCGGTGTTGTCGCTTCGGAGGGCGCATCTGAATCTATCGTTCTTCCCGGCGATCTGGTCGCAATCGATGAGGCTTACAAGATTTGGGGCGGCGACTGCAAGATTCCAAATACGCATAAGGTATTTTTCCGCGAGCATCGGCATTACACGCATCCGGAGACAGGCGTGTCTTGCGATCTGGTGTTGATGACTCAGGATATCGGCGACTTGCATCGTACCTTGAAGGTGGTCATCGGGAGTAGCTTCAAGACCCATAAGGCCAAAGGCGTCGGACTCAATAATCTTTACACTATCACGATGTGGGAGGGTTGGAAGCAGGTTGCAAAGTACATCGTGAAGGATTGGACCAAGACCTATGACCCGGAGATTTTCCCGCTGTACAAAAGCTACTCCGGATCGAAGCAGGGCAGGGAGCTTAACGCGGATGCTCGGCAAAATATCTTTGATCGCCGGATGGCCTACAAAATTGGAATACTCGTGTTGATTGTGTGTTTTGTCATGTGGCGCTTGTTTAATTTCTGGTGGGGGAAGACGCATCCGGCAGATGTTAAAGCGGTTGCTTCCGTGCCGACTGGTGCCGCATCCGTTCCGGCAGCTGATGGCGTATCCGGTGCATCCGCTACGCCGCCTCGCGGTGCTTATTCATCTGAGCTTCGCATTGTTGGCAGGATCGTTATTGACGGCATGCCGTTTGTGCTTGTTAGCGGCCCGTCTGGCACGCGTGCGGAATTTGCCTCTGGCTTCACCGGCGATGGGCTTCGCCAGGTCGGCACGGTCGATGGTGAAAAGGTCAGTCGCTTCTCCGGTCCTGCGGCCATAACTTCTGAGGCCAGAAAATGAAACGTCTGTTATCGGCGCTGCTGTTGTCGGGCGCTGCATGTGCCTCTGCGTGGTCGGCTCAACCGGTTCAACCGGTTTCTTCATTTGACTTTGACTCGATAGCGCTGGCCGATCTGGTGCGCGTTGTATATGTGGAGGCGTTACCTACGCTGCCTTAC